AGATTTGCCCGGGCTGCATTTTCAGATTCGCCATGTTTAGCGAGACAGGGTTATCGGCCTGGAACAGCGGACGATTTGCCAGTTCCAGGAAGTCGAGCATGGAGTTTTTCAGCTTCGCCAGTGTCATCTCGTTCGCAGCCAGGATCTCGGCGACCCCGCGGGACGAATAGAATCCTCCGTTGGTCAACTCGTAGCTAAATTCTGTGAATGGGCACTGACCGTGCTTGTACGGAAGGACGAAGTCTTCACGGACTGGTTCCATCGTGGCCAGTGGCGAGTAAGTGCAGACATTCCACTCGTCGTCTTCGTTCCGTGTATAAATTTCCCAAAGGATGATCCGGTCCGGACGAGAGTCGTAGGTAATGCCTTCACGCTGGTAAACGGCCTGTTCTTTTTCGGTATTGATGCCCTCAAACTTTGTTCCACGCCCGGCAATCTTTTTGATGAAGTCCTCGTCCTGGTTGTACGCTGCGACACGTTTGTACTGGTCGACTGACAGGACCATGACGTGGCAAAGGTAGTCGGCATCGTCCAGGGCAACGGTCTGGTCCGGGACGATGAACCTGGTCGGATCGATCGCCTGAAAGATGATTTCCTTTTTACCCTCATCCCAAATGGACTTGAGGACGGAACGACCAAACAGAAGCATGTCGTCGATTAGGCGAACGATCTCAAATTGGAATGCGGTGCGCTCCCGGATCTTGTAGTCGAAGTAGCGTTCTGCGGTGACGGTCAGAGGCGCCAACTGCTGGCGCATGGGAACGAACCCGGCGACGACGTCATTGCCAAGGGCCGAGTTGACGTAATTTGGCTTGAGGCGCTCGATGATACGATCGATCAGCGCGACGTGCATGTCGGCCGCGGTTGGCCACGGCTTAACTTTCCGGCGCATTCCGAACGTACGCATCTCGTAGAACTGGCGTTGCCTGGCGTCCCAGGTTGCACGGTTCTTCAGATCCCGGAGGATTCGCGTATGAAGTTCGTTATTGATTGGTTCCATTGCTTCTTGCCCTTACTTCGTATTCCAAATCATTGATCGTGTGAACAGCGTCGTATGCCCAGGATTGAACGTTCGGAGTAGACCTTGTGACCTCTTCAAACCTAGGGTCGTTTATCAATCTGTCCGCGTTCCCCGACGTCCTCACTACCGGACTTGTTGTCGCGCATCCACCAAGCACTAGTGCCAAAAGCGCTGTCGATACGACCGCGAGCGTCAGACCATTCTTTTTTGTTCGCAGACTCATTGCGCTCACGTTCCCCGGGGAACAATCCTACAATTGCTTTGAGCAATTCGATGAGAGCGCCGATCCACGAAAACACAAAATCTTATTTGGCGTCGGCCGCCTTGATCAAACCAATTCCGGCGATGATCGCGGCAATGAGTGTACCGAGCTCGGGAACTTTCCCGGTCTTCAAGAATTCAACCGCGGCTCCAGCCACGGCGACTACGATTGATAAAACTCCAGTTGCAGTTGTTTTCCAGTTCATGTTTTTATCCCCCTTTTATCCCCCGGCGTCCCATCCGGACATTTCAGTGTCCGCCGACGCGCTCTTCATTAGTTCGAACAAAGATGGACGCGTGTATGCCATTGTCAAGTCGTAGGAGATTCCATGATTGTCGCATGCCATTGCTACTGCATCGGCCCTGTCCGGAGAGGCGACGCCCCTGGACCGCATTGCGTCCTTCGACTCTAAACCGAGCTTCCCGCGGGACGTGGCCTGGGCTCGGCGGGTCACAAGCTGGCTCTTTAGCACGTCGTCTTCCGGTAGGATGATATCGCAAGTCTCAATCTTTCTTGCCAGCCTGTGCCACATTTCAGATCCGCGGTTTTGGTAGGCGTCGTTGTCCCTGGCGTTGCCACCGAAGTTTACCCTGTTGACATTCCACCCGGCTTCGTTTAGCGCGTCGCACATAGGTAGACCAAGTCCCCCGGCGTCGGCGAATACTTGTTCCGGCTTAACTCCGGCCTTCTTGAGCTCCATGATGATCCGACCGACCGTGGCCATTGTATCCCGCTCGCGCCAGGTAATCAGCGGAAGCACGCGGTTGCCTTCCCGGATTGCAATAACGTTTTCGTCGCCACCCGCGGAGAAGTCGATCCCGGCCGCCTTGTCTGTCCCATTAGGCATCGGAGGATTGTTGACGCAATTGTCATAGCTTCCGAGGCTCACGACCAGGCGCTCCTCTCCAAGGTCCATGAATTCGGCCTTGAGCATGGACTGAGTGAATGGGCTGTTGATTCCGTAGCGTTGCTGGATCTCCGAAATGTACAGTGGACTGATATGTGGGCAGTCCCATGCGGTTGCCCTGGTTCGTTTCCATAGATCCGCTTCCTTGGTAAAGCATCGGTAGAACTGACCCACCGGGGCCCCTGGGGAACTGGCGACCAGGAGTCGGGTAGGTTGGCATCGGAACACTGAAACGTAGATCGGATCCTGGACGGTCTTGGCCTCGTCGACAACGTACAGAAGGGGGGCTGTTTCATGGTTGGCAGCGTGGAACCCTTCCGCCCGGCCAGCAGACTCGTTGTCATTACCAGCCGTAAAGCCCAAAATTCGGCTTATACGCCCCGAGGCGTGCTTGAAACGGATTTCCCCACTGGTGACCTCAACCATGTCACCGAAGGGCCTTAAAAGGGCTTTAATGGCTGGCCAGAGCACGGATTCGACTTGGCGGTACACTGATGCTGTGACCACTGACAGGGACTCCTCAAAACAGATCATATGCCAGACCAGGGCCGGGGCGATGACGTTTGAGGTTTTGCCGGAACCGTTTGCGGCCACCAGGGCGACCCGGCTATAGATCGGCGCCAGGTTGTTCATGACCTCTTTCTGCCAGGGGTACAGATTCAGCCTAAGCACTCCCTCCGCGAATCCAGCCGGGGTAGATTGTTCGTCGACCTTGGATGCCGGGCCTGGTTTCGATGACCCCTTTTTATTTTTAGCCGAATTTCTCTGGGGGGTCGCGCGCGCGCGCGCGCGCGGTGGGGGCCCACCGGGGGGGGTGTCGTGGGGGGTCGGCCTTTCGCCGGGCGTCGTCTCCACAATTTTATTGACTCCCGGCCGCCAGGAAATATGATTGAATTATTGCCTGTTTCATTTGTCGCACAATGCGTCTTGTGTCGAATTGCCATCAACAACAGGTTTCGTCTCAGCCTTCCCCGCGTACTTAATTTTGTTCGCAGCCACTAACAGAGCTGCATCCGCCGCGGTGAAATGCACGTTGGCAACGGCCCCTCCGACCTGGACCCTGGACTGTTGACCGAAATGCTCCTGGGCCCGGCGCTCGATGCGCCACGCGGCCGCTTGCCAGGTCCCCTTTTCTGCTGCTCTGTCAATGACTTCCAACGCGCGCGTGATATGGAGCGCCTCTGCTTTTTTTAGACGTTCGCTGAGGTGGGGCCTGGCGGATAGAAATGTTGACAACGTGGACTTTGCGATTCCCAATAGGTCCGCAATCATCGAGTATGGGAACCCCTTACTCAGCGCAGTCTCCACAATTGTGATGTGCTCTTCGGTAATCTTAGGCAATCCCCTGGCGCCGAGCGTGACCTCCGGGATGTAGTTCGGAACTTCGTTCATGAGTCTGCGCTCTTTGTCTAGGCGCTTCTCATCCACGGTCTCTTCTTTCTTAACCGGGAAGCGCAACTTCATGCGCCGCTTCTTTTGCTTCGGAGCCTGGACTTGCTCCGGTGCTGGATTAGAGGCTAGATCCTTTGGACTCGTAGTAGTCGGCAAGTCGCTGGAGTTTCCAGATGCATTCATTTACTAATGTCTCCCCAACTTCGTCACTGCATTTCCTGTTGCAATTGGTGAGGAGTCTCCAAAAAGATGAGCACGCCGACTTGAGCCTGGCGTTCTCAGACATGATCTCTTTGATTCTCTTTGCCTCATCCACATCCCGACCCTCCTGGTGGACATAAAAACCAATGCGCCCGGGAACCGCTTTCACCCCTCCCGGGTCGCAGCCAGCCACCAACCCACCAAGAAGAGAACTGGCCTCGGTCAACGTATTACATCCGGGACAACCCGCAAGCCTTTCCGTTTCAGTTTAATTTTCTAATACAATACAGAAAAGGCATATAGTAAAACTGAAAAGCCCCCGCGGTTGGAGCGGTACCGCTAGCGCAGCGAAGCGGGGGGACTTTAGTCCCCCGCTCTAACAGGGGGCTGTTTCACCATTCTGTATATATAAGGGGATCGAAATGGTGAAACAGAGTAGAACTCGGGATTTACAGAGTAGGGCGAAATGGCTGTTTCTGGCCCTTTCGGGCCATGTTTCAGTCCAGCCTAGAAGATACAAACCCAACCACCGGGAGCTGCTTCCCGGCCCAGTTCCTGTTCCCCTTAGGCGCCCCACCCTTCTTTCCGTTGGCAATCGACGCCTTGGCCTTAGCCTCGGACGTCACCTTGCCGATCCTGGACGTGAACAGGGCCACCGGGACCTCCCCGCGGCAATGAGGACATTCCACGGCCCGGCTCACCAGGTCCTCATTTCATCCACGAATGCAATCTGCTTGTCCCGGCGCTCCTTGAGCACTGCCAGGAGCCTGTCCGTCATATCGATCTCGAACAGATCACCGTTGGTCCCGAGCAGTCCGCCGTCCCGGTTAAGGTATCGGAGTTGCTTCGGCTTATTGGTTGCGTGCTCATTGATCTCGCAAATCCCATAGTCACGGTTGTATCGGTAATACTTCCCTGGGACCATCTGGTCGAATGACAGCGCTCCCTCTTCTTGGTCTCCGTAATAGTTCATGAGTTCCTCCGGTACATTTTCCACATAAACACGGTGCACAGTATGCCGCAAGGCGTAAGTAGGATCAATTCGGTCATGTTGGTTTGTCTTTCTTGGTTGGGGGTTAAAGAATGCTGATGCTTGTGCCTAACCTGGTATAATTTTTGCTTTTTGGGTCAAGGCCACGGCTAATCAATTCCTGCTCAACTTCTGGAATTCCACGAGAATCAATCAGCTTTTGTTTGTATTCTTGAATTTCTGAATAGGATTGCCATCCAGAACTATATCTTTGCCCAAACTGATTCTTTGGTTCGAGCGAAGAAAACACTTCTATCCAAGCGTGCCTACGAGCTGAATAAAGCTGATCGTTCGAGGCAGACGCAAGGTCGATCAATTTATATGAATCTTCAACAGAAATCCTAACTCGGCTTGTTTTGTCGCCAGCTTTAACCGTGGCGACTTCGGTATTGGTGTTGGTGTTGCTCATGTTTAGAAATTAACCTATCTCCTGGGTTATGTCTACAAGTATTTTCAATACAATGCGTAAGTTGTTGATATTGAATGAAATACTTTTATTAAAAACCTGGCGCCGGGATGCGGTAAACCTCGCCAAATTGTGTTTTATCCTTCACCAACTTGCCGGACTTCACCAGGCGCGTGAGGTACCTGGACAATGTCCCCCGGGGAATTCCCATCGAAGGATCGGCCTTCTCCCACACTTCTTTGAATGAAGATCCTTTCTCTTTGTCAACGCACGCCATCACCTCGTCGTCCTCGTATGCCTTCTTCGATCCCTCTGCTGGCCTGGCATCGTCCGGATTAAATTCTGCTGTGCGTTTCATCAGCGGAAATTCCCACTGCACGCAAAACGGATCGATCGGGGAAAAGTCTCTCATCGTCGGCTCGACGATCAGCACGTTCTCTTCCTTGTGAGGATGCATGACGAAGATGCTGTCCGGGTCCCGGGCGAAGACCGTGCTGCCGGACATTTTATCAAACCCGGCCCGGTTGCCGTGGCCCTTGCTGAAGTGATGCCCGAACACGACGCTCGCGTTGGTCTCCACTGCAATGCTGTCCACCTCATTCATCAACGTGGCCATCTCTCCGGCACTGTTCTCGTCTCTCTCTCCGTACAGTTTGTAGATCGGGTCGAAGCAGATCAGTCCAAACTCTCCGATCCGCAACTGGTCGATGATCTTCGGCCGCAACGCACTCAGGTCCGCCGAGTGTCCTCGCAGATTCCAAACGAACAACTGGTCGCTGGGAATCTGAATTCCAATTGCCCTGCATACAGATCTAATCCGCTCCCGGAACGAGTACTGCTGGATCTCAAAGTTGATGAACAGCACCCGCGTCCTGCGCGTGGGCATCTCCCAAAACTTTGTGCCAGACGCCACGCATATCGCCAGTTGCAACAGCGTCCAGGTCTTCATGCTCTTGCTGGTTCCGCCTAGCACCATCTTACACCCACGGTGCAGGGCTCCGTAGATAATCTCCTCCGGCTTCTCGATCGGCAATTCGTCCAGGGCTCCGGCCTCCATGATCAGCGGAAGGTTCCCGCTTCCCCACGGCTTGCTGGCCCCGGCCAGGATGTTCCTAATATCTTCCGGGCATGCGTCCTGTTCTTCCATCGCACCGAGCGCCTTGAGCGCAGCCGTGTGCATGTTCCGCATGCGCGTAGTCTTCCGCAACCTGGGCAACCAATAGTCCATCTTCTCCGCGGATGTAATGCTCCCGGACATGATCTTCAGACTGAACTCATGGATAAACTTTGGATGCTCCTTCCCGACGAACTCGCCCATTGCAACAGCGTCAGGAGGAATTCCTTCCCTCAACCCCCGGGCGACGCACCGGGCGACTGGTTGGTAGTAGTTGTGCGGGTCCAGGATCTCAGCCTTGTTGCGCTCCAGGATCTCAGGGTTGGTGAAGCATGCTGACAGCACTGCCCACTCTGCTTCGTTGTCACGCGGTGGTCCGTAAGAGTCCGGGTTCATTTATACTGTTTCCCCCAAATGTTTTGCCACGCTGTTTTACGCATCTCCATCACGACGCTCCAAACGTTCGGCGGGAACGACCAGCATCTAACCACTTGCCACTCCTCCGCCAGTGCCTTG